ATTATTAATCTTTACACCACCAGTAGTAATTGCAGCAGTAAATGAAGCACCAGTACCATTACCACCTGTTATTCCAACTGTTGGCGCAGAAGTATATCCAGTACCAGCGTTAGTGATAGTAATGTTAGTGATTGAACCACCAGAAATAGTAATAGTACCAACTGTTGCGCCTGTGCCACTACCAGTAATAGTTGCAGTTGGAGCAGAAGTATATCCAGTACCAGGACTAGTAATAGTAATACCAGTAACAGCATTACCAGTAAGAACAACAGTACCAGTAGCAGTAGTTCCACCAGAAACTTGTGGCGCTGAGAATGAAACAGTAGGTGTTCCGCTATATCCAGTACCACCATTAGAAATTGTAACACCAGTTACACCACCACCAGAAATAGATGCTGTTCCAGTAGCATTAATACCACTAGGATCTTGAGGTGCAGAAAAAGTTACTGTTGGAGCAGAAGTATATCCTGATCCACCTGCTGTTCTAGTAACAGAAGTTACTGTGCCTGATGGGCTTGCCACTGCGTTTTTAGCGTTAGTACAATCAGCACGAACAAGTAAAAGCGCATTAGTATACGCTAAGAAGTTGGCTGCAGTAAAGAAATAACCAGCATTAGAATCGTTTGGTTTTCCGAAAATCTGAACTAATTCGTTCTCAGAAGAAACTTGAACTGGAGCCATAACTGGACCCCACTGGAAAGCACCAACACTAGCACCACGGCTAGTAGATACTGCTGGTACGATCGCTGAAAAATCTTTTTCTACGACTGCAACGCCTGGAGATAGTTGGAAAGGCATTGTAATTCTCCTTGTTTGATAAGTTTACTAGACAGATTATTGTCTACCATTTATTTAGTTTTTATTGGTTTTCTCAAAAGTTTAATGGGTCTTTCTCGCCATTTCCATCGTCATAGAACCCAAATGGGGTTAATTCATCTTCAATCGCTTCAATCTGTTTCTTATACATTATTTCTCTTAGGTTTACATTATTTAGGTCTTTGAAATATGGTTGAGTTGTAAGCCAACTAAACAATACTAAAGGCATAACTAAATCATCATGGTAACCTTCGTCTGCTTCATAAGAACCTTTTTTCTCAATAAAAGTTGAGATTTCAGAGATCGTATCGGCATCAGTAATTAACAGTTTGTTTTCTTCGACTAAAGACTTAAAGTTGTGACAACCAATTCGTTTAATCTTTTTATCAGTGTTTACTCCAAGCTGAGTTTTACCTCCTCCGAAACCACCACCGACATATTGTCCGTTAGTATGTCTATTAACGAACAAGAAATTTTCATATTCTAGTTCATTGTATAAAATGTGCGCCACTTGTTCACTCACGTTTATTTCTATCAATAAATGCGCATCATTGTATTCTTTACCTATTTTATAGATAACAGTAGGATATAGCAATGGGCTTATATCGTTCTTACGATACTTTGCAACTATTCTGTATGGAACCTCAGTAATGTCAATTACTTGGAAAGCAGAATAATCTCCACCAACACCTTTTGCTATGTCAGCTACTAAACAGTATGTATGTCCAAGCTGTGGACGAACATAAACATCTAGACCCTCTTTTGAATATAGGGTAGGATCAATTGGCATTCTAGCGATAACATCAGCATTAATAAGTGTTAAACTAGAACCAAGGAACTTACAAGAAACCTCTTGGTTATATTTAAGTTCACCAAGCATCGCCTTTTGTTCAGCTGCCCACTTCTCATCACGACCTGGAATTTCCCAATAAGGAATAAACAATGGAGTGAAACCATTACGACCATTCTCAGCATCATTCCAGAATTTCCAGAAATGATTATATCCAAGCGGAGTAGAACTCAAAAGAATCTTAGTTGTTTCACCAGCAGAAATAGTTGGGTAAACAGAAGTAAAGAATTCTTCGGCGACATTATTTGGAATAATTGCAGCTTCGTCAACGTATAGTAAGTTAACAGATTTACCACGAATACCAGAAGCAGAAGTTGCAGCAGTAAAAACTTTTGATCCGTTTTCTAATTCAATATCACCCTTGTTCCAGCCGACAACACCTTGTTGCATCCACTTAGGAAGCATCTCATACATAGTCTGATAACGATCTAAAACTTCTCGAGCAGCTGTAGCCTTGTTGGCCAAAATTGCAACTGTTTTATTTGGTTGGAATAATGTGTACCAAAGGATATAAGCAGCGGAAGTAGTAGTCTTACCTTGCTGACGACCTTCCATTAGAATAACACGTCTGTTATTATGTATGATGTGCAGTTTCTTTTTCTGACATTCATATAATTTAAACAGTTGTAGACCATGGTCAAGAGTAACGATATGACAGTAATTTTCAACGAAATAAATGTAATCCTGAGAACACTTAATGTACTCTTGAATGTCATTTGGTGTAAAATCAACTTGTACACCAGCAGCTTTTAAGTTGCTATTACTATTATAAAATTCAGCCATTATAGATCCTGGCCAGTCCACTGCTCCGATGAAACTGTTGCATTAGTTACATCACCTTGTGCTACATATGCTCTGTGTGTTCCAGTCGTTTCATTTTGTCCAAGTTTAGCATTAACTTCAGTAATAATACCTTGACCAGAAACTGGACCGAATAGATTAAGTTTCATTTGGAAATTAAGAGTATGTGTAACAAATCTTCTATCCTGAAATGAACCATCATATTCATCAACAACAGAAACTCCATTTAGAATGACTGGAACATCCATAGTTATACCCATATCAGGAATCATATTAACCTGAAGTGTATATTCTGGAGTAAATGTTGGTAAAATTTGTTCTATAATTTGTAGACCATCTTCTTGATTTTTAGAAATAACGTAAAGAGATAAATCTAGATTATATGGAACTGGTGTATATACAAATGGTTTTGTTGTATTAGAAGTGTCAGTTGTGATCTTCTGCATACGATTTAATTTTCTAGTTGCATCATATGCATAATTATTAATCTCAAATGACATTCTTGGCAAAGAAATCATTGCGCTATTTGCGCCCAATTCTGGTTGTTGTTCAATACGAACCAACCACTTTTCTTTTGGCGCATATGACAATGGAACTTGTAAACGCTGAGCAGTAGTTCCTGTTACAGAATCACCTTGTTTGCGATCAATATAAATGTCACTAAACAATCTACCAAAAGCAACAATTGCTTTTCTTATAGAGCCATGATAATAAACATTTCCATTAAGCATTGTTTATTTCTCCGAATGGATTATGTTCATCAAAGTTTAAAACACCAGTAGATTGTTGTTTAAATGTATTATTCTCTCCAAACCCATCTGACTTATCAATATCGATATGAATGGTACAAGTAGCTGCAGCATTAATTCCACCACCACCCACAAAACTTATTACTGGCGGGACTTGATATGATGTTCCTGGATCAGTTATAGTTATAGAAATAATTTTTCCTGCATTAGATCCAGTTCCTAAAGTAGCAACTGCAGCTGCACCACGCCCAGAAGAACTAGTAAACACTATAGATGGAGCAGATGTATAACCTGAACCACCATTAGTTAATGTAATAGTGTTGACGCTACCGTGAATATTTCTTGTAGTATTTGTATTGAATGTTTTTAGAGATTCGAATGCATCAATTTCAGGAATACCAGTATCGATAAATTCTGAAGAATATTGGAAAAGTTCAATTTGAAGTTTATATACGTAAAGTTTTCCAAGTTGATAAAATGGATCTTGGTGTTGAACAAATTTAATTTCAAACAAACCACCAGAAAGTGGGAAATAAATTAAGTCGCCCTCATTTGGTCTTTGTGGTAAAGTTGTTACACCATAACGTCCAATAAACTGATCCCAGCGTCTACGAGCAACTACTAATGTTGCTGACTGTTCAACCACTAATCCAAATTTCTGAATAAATGCGCCCTGCCCACCAAATGAATCTACGTTCTCAAAATACATTTCAATAGGGAATGCTGTTTTAAATTGGCTAAGACGATCTTCACCAAGCACATTATCTTTAGACACTAAAGATCTTGGAATGTAAAACATCTCCTGACCATAAATCTTAAGAGATTCAATAATCAGATCTTCTATAAGGTACTGTTCATTTCTAGTACCTTGTGAGAAATAAGGATTTACTGTGCTCATGTTATCCTAAGAAGAACTCCAATGGAGCTGATTTGTTTTGCAATTCGTCTTCTAGTGTTTGAATCTCAGCCATGGCTTCATCGTAAGTTTCTTTACCATTAAGAACAACACCACCTGGAAGCTGGAGTCCACCAAACTTCTTCATGTTTGTTCCCCACTGGCGTTTGAACTGGGCTGTTGTATATCGTTTGATCCAGTTTTCATTCCAGACCTTGGTAAATGAATTTGGATCCAAAGCACGATAAGCATAAACGATAATATAATCACCGAACGAAACATCTGTTTGCCAATTTATATCTAAGTAAAGTCTATTTTGTAGACGATTGAAACGATAAAGAGTATGGCCATTTAACTCTAGATCTAGTAGAGCCAAATGTGACATAACAGTTTTATAGTAAATGATTGATGTAGATGTTAGATCATACAAATCATTTAAACGTAATTGATACTGCAAATCAAAGATATTCTTTGAAGAGGAAGTTTGACCAATACTTTGAACTTTAGTAATACCGTATACTGAATCATCAATATCAATATACTTTTTATCATACTCACCCAGAACTAGAGGGTTTGATGCCAGAGTAGAAGTAACTGTTCCATTAGTAATAGCCTCTCCATCTTGGAAAGCGCCAACTACATTTTTAATTATAAGTGTATTGCCAGAAGAGGCAACAGTGTTTTCTCTTGTTACAGTTGCTGTGGCTCCTGATGTTACACCATGTATACGATCTTCTAAGTTATACAGATTAGCATTGTTACTAATCAAAGTTAATCTAGACGCTTTAATTTGGCATTTTAGATATACTTGTTCAACACCTTCGTAATGATATAGTCGCCAATAATCTAAAGCCTGATCAATACGATCTTCTAACTGATCGTCGTCTACGTTGATCTCGATTACGGGAGCGCCAAGTTCTCTTAGGCAATATTGTTTTAGAGATTCTCTAGAAGTTGGGATTGCCATATATTATACCTTGA